CTTCCAGCCGGGGCCCCGCATCGAACACCGGGCGCGCCAGGCCCGATCCGTCCGCCGGGCCCCAAGGGGAGGATGCCGCGGCGCCGTCCCGCTCGGACCCGTCGATGATCCCTGGCCGGACGCCCGGCATGGTCACGGATCCCGCCGCGATCAGCGCGGCTGCGGCGCCGGCCATGACCGAGGCCGGGCCGCGCCCGTTCTGGCCGAGGCCGAGGGTGAAGCCGGACATGACGTCCCGGCCGACGTTCATCATGACGCGCGAGGGCGAGCGCGTCTGGGTGACACGCCGGGTGGTGGCCTCAGGTACGCGGGCGACCTCGGCCGTCGCGGCCTGGACCGCAGAGCGCCTGCCCCGGATGCCCTGGGCAAAGCCGTTCATCGCATCCGCGCCCGCCTTGAGCAGCTTGCCGGGTAAATCGGCCAACCAGCTCCAGAGATCCGCGAAGGCCGATTTGAACGCGTCGAGCGGATTGAAGGCCCGGATCACATTCCTGATGGCATCGATGCCGCTTGAGACAGCGCCCTTCACCCGAGTCCAAAGGCCAACGACAAAGCCAGAGATCGGACCCCAATTGCTGATGATGAAGCCGAGCGGCGTGAACCGGACGAGCAGCTGCCCGATGGCCTCGAGGCCGTATTGGACGGTCGACCGGTAGCGGTCGAAGGCCGTCAGCAGAAAGCGCGAGATCGCCTCCCAATTCCGGACGATGAAGCCAAGCGGGGTGAAGCGCAGGAGGCCCTGCCCGATCACGGAAAGTCCCTTGCCGACGACGGCCTTCGCGCCGGCCCAGACGCCGGCAATGTGACCGGTGACGCCCGACCATGCCTTGCGGACGTAACCCATGGGGGAGAACCGGGCGAGCAGGTATTTGGCATAGTCGAGCCCGAGGCCGACGGCTTGACCGGTCAGGTTCCACAGCGCGCGGACGAAGGCGACGATCGGCTGCCAGTTCCTGATGATGAAACCGAGCGGGGTGAAGTTGAGGATGTAAGCCTTGATCAGGCCCAGCCCGCCGCCGACCGTGCGGGTGATGCCGTCCCACAGGCCCTTCAGCCATGGTCCGATCCGGCCCCAATTCCGATAGATCACATAGGCCACGGCCGCGACGGCCGCGATGATCAGGGTGGCGATCAGCACCATGGGGTTTGCCAGCAGGGCGGCGGTGAACCGCCAGACCCCCATGGTCATCAGCTTCAGGCCGGTGAGGACCGGCCCGAACAGGACCGCCGTTTGTGTCAGGGTCAGCTGCAGGAGGGCGAAGGGGCCGAGGACGGCCGCCGCGGCCATGGCCAGCCCGCCGAACACGACGAGGCCCGCCGCGAGAACCGCTACCAGGGTGCCGACGACCTTGATCAGCCCGGGGTGCGCCTGGGCAAACACCCGGAAGCGGTTAGTGGTGTCGCGCACCCACATCGCCCCGGCCTTGATCTGGGGCAGAAAGGCGGTCCCGATCTCGACGCCGATTGCCTTGATGGCGTTCTTGCCGAGCTGGACGGCGTTCGACGCGGCCTTCGCGCGCGACTCGAATTCCTTTTGCATCGACCCGGCGTAGAGGCTGCTGTCCGCCACCTTGCCCAGGTTCTCCTCGAGGAGCTCGAGGTTGGTCAGCATGGGCGCGATAGCGCCGACCGATTCCGAGCCGAACAGCTGGGTCAGGATGGCGCTCTGGCGATCGGGCGCGAGCTTCGAGATCCGGCCCAGCACGTCGAGGATGGTGCCGCCGGCGTCCTGTTGCATCTGCCTGGCCACAGTAACGGCGTCGAGGCCCAGGGCCTTCCAGGCCTGGCGCTGCATGCGGGTGGCAGCCTCGCCCTTGGTCAGCGCCAGCACGGTGTTCTTGATCCCGGTCGCGGCGATCTCATCACTCAGGCCCATGCCGGCCATGGTCGAGCCCAGAGCCGCAATCTCGCCCGCCGCCATGCCGGCGACCTCCCCCAGCGGCCCGATGCGGGTCACGATGTTGGAGATCTGCATGGAGGTGGCCGGGCCGGTGTTGCCCAGATAGTTGATCTGATCCGCCAGGCCGCGCACTTCGGGCTGGGTCATGCGGAAGGCCGTCCGCCAGGTGGCCATCATCGACCCGGACTGCTCGGCGGTCGTATCGAAGGCGATGCCCATCTTGGCGGCGTCTTCGGCGAACCCCAGCAGTTCCGCGCGCGGGATGCTGGCCTGTCCGGCAGCGGCCACGATTGCGGTCAGGCCCTCAGTCGCAATGGGAATATGCGTGGCAAGGTCGAGGATATCATTCGACATTTGCCGGAACTGGAGCGGTGTCTCGAAGTCGACGACCTTGGCCACGTCCAGCATGCCGTCCTCGAAGGACATGGCCTGACGCCCGCCCATGAACAGGGGAGCGGCCAGGGCCCCGCCGGCGGTGACCGAGGACATGCCCGCGCCCTGCATGGTGCCGGCCAGTTTCTGGGTGTTGTCATAGCGGGTGCGCGCGGCCGACAGGCGCTGCTGACGGGCGGCGACGGCCTCGAGCTGGCGGGCCTGCTCGCGCAGCTCCCCATTGGCTTCGCGCAGTTCGCGGCCGAGGCGCATCTCGTGCGCGCTGAGGTTTTTGGTCGAGATCCCGGCCTCGGTCAGGGTGCCGCGCAGATCCTGCAGTCCGAGACGCCGGCGCTGCTCCTGCTCCTGGAGCCCCCTCACCTTGTCGCGGGCAATCTCGAGGGCGCGTGTCAGCTGGCGGGTCGGACGGTCGGCCGAGGCGTGAGCCTGGCCGAGCCGCTGGGCTTCCTTCTGGGCCTCGGCCAGCCGCGCCTGGGTCTGGCCCAGCTCGCCCTGCAGGCGCTTGTAGGCGGCGATGTTGCGGACGCTCTTCTGCAGATCCGTGACGCGCTCGCGGGCGGCGCCGAGCGCTTTGGACGTCCGGTCGCTCTCGCCCTTGACGCCCTGAAGAAAAGTCTTCGCGTTTCCAGCGGCTTTGAAGATGAGGTTGAGGCGAAGATTACGGTCCATGCGTCATTCGTCCTTCGGGCCGTTGACCCGATTCCACAGGGCGATCGCGCGCTCCCGCTCTTCTGAGAGGTCGGCCAGGTCGAGGGCTTCAAGGGCTTCCCTCGACCAGCCATGCATCACGAACATGATGTCCGCGAAGGCGTCCTCTACTCGGTCAGGGAGGCCTCCCGCCGCTGCGACTTCGTCAGCAAAAAATTGATCACCTCGCCGGACAGCTGGGCGATGTCCTCGCCGTCCATGTCCATGAATTCCTGGCGGTGGATCATCGGCTCGCTGATGCGGGGGATGACGATCGACATGGCGACCACGTCGGCCGCATAGAGCTCGGTCAGCTTGGTGCCGCGCAGATCCCCGCCGCGGGGCTTGCGGACGGTGATGTCCACAATCTCGGTCCCGCCGCGATCAAGGGGATTGTCGAGGGTGACCAGCGCCCACGGGCGACCGTTCTTGTCGACGCCAGAGCGAGGCTTTTCGACGGCGTGCGACGTCGGGACATCTTCGCCCGGCGTTGCGATGTCGGGGGTATGTTCAACGGCCTTGGTCATTGGAGGGGTCCCGGCGAGTGCGCCGCGTCAGCGCGGCCATGAATCGGTCGAAGTGGCGATCGGCGGCCTGACGACTTGCGATATCGTCCTGGCGCTGGCGCTCGAGCGCAGCCGCGATCGGGGGAAGGGAGCGCCCCGCCGTCATCAGTTGATGATGCGGCGCAGTTCGGCGCGGCGGTCGACGCCGTCGACGATGAAGGTGCCGGCGATCATGTCGATCTCGAACTCGACGCGGCCGTTGCGGGTCTGTTTGTAGAAGACGCAGGCCGTCTTGTACTTGGTGCCCGACTTGGCGCCGACTTCATCCGTGCCGGAATCGATCTCCATATGACGGCCGCGGACGACGATCTGGACGTCGTCATAGCGGCCGGTCGCGTCGTTCTGATAGGCGCCGGCGAAGCGCAGCTGGCTGCCGTCGATGTCGGTCGAACCGAATTCGCGGTTCAGTTCGGGCATGTCGCCGCCGTACTCGTGTTCGACCTCGAGCCCTTCCAGACCCATGTCCAGCTTGACGGTGCCCAGCATGCCGGCGCCGCGATAGTCCTCGGTCTTGATGACCAGCTTCGGCCGGGTGAACTTCCCCGCCTGACCGGCGAAGGAGTTCGCCGCATTGAAGACGTTCATGTCCTTGAGTTGACGGGGCAGTTGCATGGCGGGAGTTCCTGGAAGGACGGTTAGAAGGGCTCAGGGGCGAAAGGGCTTGGGATGACGGGGCCGGATCAGGCGGTTCCGGCCAGCTCGGCGAAGTCGGCGTAGAATTCGTCCGTGATCTCGGGCCCGATACCGAGCTCCTCGAGCGGGGCGCAGGGGGTGAAGCGGTAGCCGATGCGGAGCTTGCCGGCGGCCAGCAGCTCGGGCGTGTTGCCCTCGGCCAGGAAGGCCTCGAACCCGATCAGACGACCGGCCAGGACCTCGCGCCGGCCGAGCGCATTCAGGCTCTCGATGATGTCGATCGCCAGCGACTGGCGGAGCGGCTGATCGATGTAGGGGAAGACGCCCTCGGCAATGGTGTCACGGAGCACCTGGTCCGTGCGGACGGCGCTTTCGAAGGCGTAGCGCGGATCATCGGAGCAGGTGCGGTTGCCCCAGAAGCGGAAGCCGTTGCGCCGGATCAGGCCGGTGACGTCCGCGCCGTTGATCAGGCCGATCTCGGTATCGGCCGACTGCAGATCCCAGGTGCGGGGATTGGTGAGACCCAGCACGCCCGGCACGGCCACATTGGAGATCGTCTTGTGATAGCCGACCTCGCGGTCCAGCCAGGCGCGGGCGCCCACAGCCCGGGCGGCGGCGAAGCTGACCACTTCGGCCTCGGCCAGGGCATCAAAGGCGTTGAAGTCGCCATCGATCAGCATCAGCTCGCGCGTCGAATAGGTCTGGCGGTAGGTGTAGATCTCGGCCGGGGTGGCGCCGATGGCGCGGGCATAAGCCATGGCCCGCAGCTGGGTGGCGACGACGCCCATAGCCGCGGTGACGGCCGCGTCGTCGAGACCGGGCGCGGCCAGGATGCGCGGGCGCACGGCCACGGCCTGCTCGGCCACCAGCAGCTTCTGAAGCCCGGCAATGACGTTCGCCGCCTGGTCGGCCGCGATGTCCTCAGGGTCGGCCCCCTCCCCTTCATCGACCAGGATCAGGACGCCGGTCGAGCGGCCGAAGTCGGCGATGGCGCGAAGCGCGCGCGAGGCGGTCCCGGCCTCACCAGTCGCGGCGATGGTGGCCTCCAGGTCCTGGACCAGGATCGGAGTGTTGAGATCGAGGCCGACCGCGTCCGGCGCCGTGGCGACGATGCCCCAGACGGACAGGGGATTGACGAACAGGGCGACCGCGCCGAGAGCGGCGGCGGTGATGGCGACGCCGTGGGTGCGAGGGGTCAGGGCCATGGGAGTTCCTTCAGGTCGGGCAGGAGGCGATCAGGGCGATCAGGCGGCGGACGGAGCGGGGTGAAGCGGATAGGCGAAGTCGAAGCCTTCGGGCCGGGGCAGATCCACGCGCCGGCCGAGGATGCGCAGGTGAAGGGCGCCCGGGCGCGGGCGCTCGAGCGTCACGCGCGTCAGCTGCACGCGAGGCTCCCACCTCAGGAGCGCCATAGCCGTCGCCGCATAGATGGCGAGACGGGTGCGCGGGTTGTCGGGCTGGTCGACCAGGTCGGGCAGGCGCGAGCCATAGGGGCGCAGCATCACGCGGCTGCGCTCGGGCGTAGTCAGGATGTCTCCGATCGACTGCTCGAGGTGTGCAGCGCTGCGGCTGTCGAGGGCGCGGCCCGTGGTGCGCGACATCCCGGTCATACCGGTGCCCCCGTCTTGCCGGAGATCGTGCCGCCGGTGTGGACGTGCGACTTGAGGCTCTTGGGCGCGCCGGCGACGTCGACGACGACGTCCTCCTTGGCGGTCACCTTCTTGTCGACCGCGGTGTTGCCGGTGATGGCCGTATCGCCATCGATGGAGACGTTGCCGGTGATGGTGGTGTCGCCGATGATGGTGACGCCGCCCGGGGCGGTCATGGTCATGCGGCCGGGCGTCTCGACCTCGAGGTGCTGGCCCTCCGGATCGTAAGAGACCTGGGCACCGTCCTGAAAGCGGATGGCGTTTTTCAGGCCGAGGAACAGGGGCGCGAAGGCCGAGGACGGCAGGCCGTTCAGCACCATGCCCTGCTCGATGTCGCCTTCCGGAGCGATCACCAGGACTTGCTGGCCGAGTGTCGGCGGGATCCAGATGGTGGTGTCGCCGACTGCCATCAGCCAGTCGAGCGGCGGGGTGGTTTGTTCGCCCATCGTCACCACGACCTTGCCCGCCTCAAGATCAACCGACTGGACGATGCCGACGCGCAGAAGCGAGCCGATCAGGCGATCGGAGTCAGCGGCTGGACGTGTGAAGGCGGGGCGGGTCATAGGCTGCGGACGATGGCGTAGCCCGCGCAACATCGCAGGGGCGCGGTGTTGTCAGCACCGCACGGCACAAAAGGCGGTCAGCCCGTAGTGGTCAGGCTTTCGTCGAGCTGGGGCCAGTTGATCGTGTGCGGGAAGCCCGCTTGATCCGGCACGTCGCGCAGATCCTGAACATGCTGCAGGACCCCTCGGTAATCCTCGGCCGTCAGGGTGGTGGTGATCCCGAGCGCAAGCTCGTCCCGATGCCGGTCGACCAGCCAGCGAACCCGGGCAATGCGCCTTGTCCGGTCGGTCCTGACCGCGTGGGCCAGCAGGGCCTCGTCGGGCTCTATGTCTGGATCATCGTCATCGGTGGACGCGGGTCGAACCGTCCAGGTCCCATCCTGAAATACCGCTTCTTCGTCGAAGCCGAAGGCGGGCGGCGGCTCCCGGGTGGCGTTGGCCGGGATCAGCCAGTGCTCGGGCTGCACCCGGGCCGCCGCGGCCGTCGCATTGGCAAGGGCGGCGTCGCGGATCTGCATGGCCTGCCCGATCGCAGCGTCCAGATCCTGTTCGGCCTGGGCCAGCTGATCGAGCGTCACGCGCGGGGCACTGGCGAAGTCTGCCATGGCGCCAGTGTAGGCGGTCGCATAGGCGGCGTGGGCGGCCGCCGCCAACGGGTCGTGCACGGCGTTTCGCGCCAGCTCGAGCTCCATGGGGTCCGCCTCGGCCATGCCGGCGCCGCGATAGAGGCCGGTCTCGGGATCGTAGTGATAGATCAGCATCGGGCGCCTCAGTAGGAGATACAGGCCAGAAGGGCCTCGTTGACCGGGCGAGCTTCGCTTCCGCCCTCGTAGCCGGTCAGCATGGAGCGGGCGACGCCATCGGAATCGCCGTCCTCGACGTAGTTGTCGTTCGAACCGGTCGAGCTGCGCGAGGCGATGGAGTGCCGGTGCTGCAGGTTCTGGCTGGCCTGATAGCCGCCCGTCCCCAGCGCGCGGCCCGGGTCCAGCCCGCGACCGTTGTCCAGGCCCCGGAAGAACAGGCCGCGCCAGTCCGGGATCTGGAAGGTGGTCGCGCCGTCGCCGGCGCCATAGCGGGTGCCGATCGCGGCAAACAGCCGGGCATAGGTGGTACGCGAGACGACGGTGCCATTGGCGACCAGACAACGGGTGCCGGCAGGGACAGTCGGCGTGTCGAAAAGGTGCTGCTCCCCGGCCGGCCAGACCAGATCGAGCAGGTCGGTGATCCTGGACGTCGACAGGTTCGGGATGCGCGCGACGTCGAAGACGCCCGAGGTGACCTTCGACGCATCGAGCGACGGGATGCGGGCGGGGTCGAAGGCACCCGTGCCGATCTTGCTCGCGTCGAGCGCCGGGATCCGGGCGGGGTCGAACGTGCCGCTGGTCGTTTGACTGGCCGGAAGGCTGGGCAGCCGCGCCAAGGCGACTGTGCCCGTGGTGATGTCCGCGCCCGAGTGAACGTGCCCGGTGTCGGACTTGCCCGCCAGCGCCGCGACCAGACCGGTGATGGCCGACATCGCGAGCGCGGGGATCCGGGCGGGGTCGAACGTGCCGCTGGTCGTTTGACTGGCCGGCAGGCTGGGGAGGCGCGCCAAGGCGACCGTGCCCGTGGTGATGTCCGCGCCAGAGTGAACGTGCCCGGAGTCGGACTTGCCCGCCAGCGCCGCGACCAGGCCGGTGATGGCCGACATCGCGAGCGCGGGGATCCGGGCGGGGTCGAACGTGCCGCTGGTCGTCTGACTGGCCGGCAGGCCGGGGAGGCGCGCCAGGGCGACCGTGCCCGTGGTGATGTCCGCGCCAGAGTGAACGTGCCCGGTGTCGGACTTGCCCGCCAACGCCGCGACCAGGCCGGTGATGGCCGACATGGCCAGCACCGGGATCCGGGCGGGATCGAAGACGCCGCTGCTCGTCTGACTGGCCGGCAGGCTGGGCAGCCGCGCCAGCGGCACCGTGCCCGAGGTGATATCCTCGCCCGCATGGGTGTGGGCTGCGTCAGCCTTGCTGGCCGGGTCAAAGTTCCCGCTGTCCCAGAATTTCCGCCAGGCCGACCAGGCGCCGCCGATCGACCCGCGATGGAAGACGTCCCCGCTCGATGGCCGCGTGTAGCGCTGCTCGACGGCATTGCCCTGGGCAAGCACCTCAATGATGCCGGCACCGCCGACGGGATAGTTGGCGCCATCCGTGGCGCCGGCATCCAGCGGCTGGCGATAGAAGCCCGGCGTGGTGCAGAGATTGAGGTCGGAGCCCGAGGCCGCGAGCGAGCTGACGAACTGTAGAAGGACCGGCTTGCCAGTGACCTGAGCCCAGTCGTGCGAGTGGATGGCTGCGGCCTTGCTGTTCGGGTCGAAGTTGCCCGCGTACCAGATTTGCTCGAGGCCGATTCGGGGCACCGTCTCGAACGAAACCTGGCCGGTCGCCCGGATGATCGAGAACGGAATGCCCAGATAGGCGCCGTTGTCGGCGAAGCGCATGAACTCGAGCAGGGTGCCATTGTTCGCGCCACTCTCGGCCGAACCGTTCGCCCGGATCCGCCAACGGTCGACAGCGTCCGTCTTGAAGTTGATCTCTCGGCCCGAGCCGGCATTGCCCCGGAGGTCCAGGCGACCGCCCGACGCCACGAAAATGGAGACCGTTCCGGTGAAGGTGGCGCCCGCGAGGCTGGCCTTCTCGGCCAGGGCGGCGGCGAGCCCCGTGATCTTGGACATCGCCAGGTCAGGGATCCGCAGGACGTTGAAGATCCCGGCGGTGACATGGCCCGCATCATGGCTGTGCGCCGCGTCGGCTTTGGTGCCCAGAAGGGCCGTCAGCAGCACCTTGAGCCGCGAGGGCGGGACCGCGACGTCGCTCCGCACACCGGCGTCGACCTCGGGCTGGGTGGCGATCTTGATGACGCCCGCCTGGTCGACAGTCGCCGGCGGATTGATGAAGTCGGTATTGCCGAATTCGATCATGGCCGTGGTCAGGCTGGCCAGCACCACGTCGACCGCCAACAGCATGATCGAGGCCGTCGACTTCTGGACGATGGGCGCGGCCTGGCCATAGACGGCGAAAAGGGTGCCATCGGACAGGATCAGGCCGAAGCCGCGCATCGAATAGGACTGGATCGACTCGTCGCGGATCGTCAGGTGCAGGGTGTCGGCCGCGACCACGTCGCCCGAGAAGGTGGTCAGACGCTTCAGCTCGGTCGGCAGGGCCGTCATGGCCGCGAAGTTCGCCCCTTCCATATTCGAGGACGTCAGGGCGATCTCGTTGATCGTCAGCGCGTTGGTGCCGGTGTTCTGGGCATTGATCAGGGCCGCGCGGCCCGCGTCGGTAATGGTGATCGGCAATCCGGGCATCAGGCGGCCTCAAGCTGCAGGCGGACGTAGTCGGCCACGCGCGCCGCGGCGGCCGTGCCAAGTCCGCCCTGGGCCGAGAGGCCCTGGGTGAAGGTGAAGTGCGCGCGCACGGGCTTGGTCCGGGCGACCTCGTCGATGACTTCCTCGACGAAGCGGGCCGTGGCGGGCTGACCGCCCTCCCCGTTCAAGGTCAGGACCAGATCAAAGGTGTAGGGATCACCGGGAGGGTCCAGCTGCCACCATTCGCGCAAGGCAATCTGGCCGCCGAAGGCCGCAACGACTTCACGCACCGAGGCGGCGGTGCCCTTCTTGCGCTGGATCTCGATGGCGGCCGCCACCACGTTGCGCTTGACGCTCTCGGACCAGGTTGGATTCCAGCTGTCGATCGACAGGGCATAGGCCAGCCAGGGCAGGAGCTCGATCGGGCAGGTGTCAGGCCGCCACAGATCCCGTAGCGGGACCGGCACGTCCTCAAGGCGGCGCGTCAGGCGCTCGAGCGCCAGCTCGAGCGCAGTGGAGTTCTCAGGCGCCAGACACTGGCTGTCTCGGACCAGGGGCATGGCTATTCCCCGAGGCCCGCGTGGGTGACGTCGATCGATGTGCAGCGCGCCGCCTGGGTGCGGGTTACGACGACATTGGCAGCGGGCAACACCAGGTCGACGTCCTGGACGCCTTCGGGCGACAGAGCCGCAATGATGCCCGAACGCGTGACGTCGCGGCCGAGCCGGAAGCAGGCCGCCAGATAGGCGTCGAGCCGCGCCAGCGCCTCGGCGATGACGACTGAGGCGTCGGGCCCCGCGAAGGTGGTCAGGGTGGCCTCGACCGCGAAGGTGAGGACCTCGGCCGCGGCCACGGTGACCTGATCCGTCAGGGGGCGGACATCCTCGGCCGAGACATAGGCCTCGACCGTGTCGAGCAGGGCCTGATCCGGCACGCCATTGCCGAGGCGGGACAGGACGGTGACCAGGACCTGGCCGGGCGACGGGCTGGTGGCGCTGGCATCGAGGACATCGCCGGACGCGTCGAGGGCCTTGGACACATAGGCGCCTTCGGGCCCGGCCACGGAATAGGCCTCGGGCGCCAGCAGCGCACGCCGGCGCAAAGCATCGTCGTCTTCCATGACGGCCGGGACGAGGCCGTCACCGGACGCCGGAACAATGACCAGGCGCTCGACACCCAGGAGGGCGACCAGATGGTCGAGGTCCGACCCCACGGCATAGGCGATGGTGACGGCCCGCGCGGCATCATTGACTCGCTGGCGCAGACCGAGCTCGCGATAGGCGAAGATCTGGATGATCTTGACCAGCGGCTCGGAAGGCAGGGCCAGCACCTGGGCCATGGCGGCGCCCGCCTCCGGGCTGTCTTCGGCCATGGCGTCGATCAGCAGCTGCCTGGCCTCGGCCACGATGACGTCAAAGGACAGGGCCTCGACGACTTTCGGGAAGGGCAGCTTGGACAGGTTGACGGCAGTCGAGCCGCTGGCCTGGCCGGCGAGGACGGACACGGACGGAAACCTCTAGGTCACAAGCGGGCCTCCGTTGTCACCGCCCGAGCGTCTCGCTGGCGACCGAGGGCTGTTGTGCCGTGCGGTGCTGACAAATTACTCCCGGCTTTTTACCAGGGCCGAGAAAGCCTCGAGGATGCTCTCAACAAGTTCTGCCATTTGTTTCAGCATCTCGATGATGGGCTCGCCAGCCAGCGGGCCCTCGTCCGGGAAGTAAATCTCTACTCGCTCGATCACTGGCTTGATGATCAGCTTGTTTGCGTCCTGAGGGTCGCGCCTAAAATCGACAAACATGCCCGTGTCGGAATGTACCGCAATGAGCGCGGTGTGCTTGTCGGCATTGTTGAGGTCGTGAAGATCGCGAAGTAGGTTTCCGCCGCCCCTATAGGGTCGGAAGGAGCGAAGGAGCTCCACCGCGTCATCTCCCGCCTTGGAAAACTTTTGGCCGCTGATCCGGCCTTCTAGGGCCTCTTCGGAATCGGCAACAGGGAAGTACACGTCCTTGTTGCTGCGACCATTCCGTGCTGCGAGATCTGATGCCATCAAATCGAGTGCCGTCCGGAGATTGTGGACCACGTCGCCAACGATCACTCCAGGCAGCAGACCGAGGTTTGCCCACTCTATGTCGAAGGTGTGCTTGCCATCCGAGGTATCGATGGGGGTTATGAGGGGCGGATTCTGATCGACGTGCGACTTCACCAGGCGCTGCAACTCCGCAATGAAGCCGTGCGCGCGCTCCACCTTCAAGCGGGAGGCCGGGAATATCGGCTCCGCCATAGTTATACTCCCGCCTTACGTACCGCCCCGCGCCCCCGAAGGAGTGCGGCGCATGCTGTGACGCTGGTGCATACTCTGACTTTGGTGGGTCAACCATAGACAGCGCGTGAAGCGCAGGCCCCGTTCATAAGTTGGGGCCAAAGCCGGACGCGTTCCGATGGCCGTCAACTCAGTAGCCCAAGGCCTGTAAGGACTGATCGAGCTCCCATGCCAGCTGGCGCATGAGCGCCCTGGCCGCA